AGCGTTGTATGGAGGTAACGTCAGGCGAAGCTGAATCAACAGAACAGGCGTTAGCAATCTGCTACGCCAAGTGGAAGGAGGGCAAATAGCCCTCTTTTCTTTTTCGGTCAAGTTGTGAATCAAATCGTTCTTTATTGATAATCACTTTTTTATTCCGAAAAGTCACCGCACATTTGGGTATAATTAAAAACCAATCGTTATGACCTACTACAATTTTAACATCACATTAGCTAATAATGCTGATGAAAATATCTTGGTATCAATAGCTGCTAATTCTTGCGCCTCTGCGCTTGAAAAGGCATACAAATATGCTAACGAACAAAACAAAGGCAAGGCCTCTATTGCCTATGTAAATTTTCACATCGCCTAAAATCAATCTTAAAAAAACCAATCACAATGTTTAACAAGTATGAATGGCTTACTCGTAAGCAAGATGCCCTGAAAGACCACATCTCTTGGGAAGTGCGTCACGGCAACGAAGTTGACACCGATGAACTGCGTGAGCAACTCGCCATTGAAATTGAAAACTCGGTAATCTACTACCATGAGTGCTTTGACATCATCAAGTCCTGCGGCTTTACCCATTGGTCTGACCACGAGCTTGGTCCAATCACCAACGTAAGCGAAGCTGCTTCTGTTGCCCTGTACGACTTCTGCAATGAAGAACTTAACCTTGACGAACTGCTTGCTGAAGCACTTGAAGAAATTGAAGATGCATCAAATTAAAGTACTCCTCGCAAAGACTGTCGCTACTGCGGCAGTTCTTTTCCTCTTGTTCGCTACTTGTTTCATCGCTGACCGCCTCGGCAAACTCATTGACCTGTTATGACCTTTACCTACACCGACCTAATGTTCTACCTTGAGGAGCGTGAGCTGCTCCCAGCAGAATACTTTGAAATTGAAACTGCGCTTGAGGCGCATGCCTACCTTGCCGCTTGGCTTGGCTACGCCACCCAAGATGAGTACGAAAAGTTTGAACTGGATGTGGAACTGCGCACCGATACACACGGAACGTGGGAACGCTACGCAACAACATCAGCACAAAACGCTCCCCCAAAGCTCGCCAATGATATTTACACTAACTTTATTAACACCTGCGTAGACCACGCCAACTGGATGTAATTATGAAAAACAAAAAACAATACTCGGTAGAAGCCATTGAGAATAACTCTTGGGCTGATGACACGGACAACGCCAGCTTCCTTTGGCACATTAACGCCTTCACGGCAGGGGATGATGCAGTAAGCGAGCAGTTTATTTCCATCCCATATCATCAAGACTTCTATGTGGCCCTGCGTGACTACTGCGAATACTACGAGAAGTACATGCTTAAAATGTTTGCCGAGAAATGAAAATCATAGAACTACTTGACGGCAGCACTTGGGATATGGAAACAGTCCTAACCAAGATGCACGATGATGACTTCTACTATGGCAACCTTGCCAAGAACGCATTAAGCTCAACGGCCTGCAAGCTGCTGCTTACTTCGCCAAAGACCTACCACTACGTTACCAAGTACGGCAGCGAAGATTCAGATGCCTTTTCGGTAGGCCGGCTGGTGCATCTGATGGCTCTTGAGCCGCATCGTGTGGAGGAGTACAACGTGATTGAGGTGCAAAGCAAGAACGCAAAGGCATGGCAGGAAGCAAAAGGCCAGCGCAACATCTGCACCCGTAAGGAGTTTGATGAAGCCCAGCGCATTGCTGATGCCCTACTACGGAACGAATACTTCCTGTCAATGATTCAAGGATGCGAGTTTGAGCAACCAGCAATCGGTATGATAGAGGGGATGCCGTTCAGAGCAAAGGCAGACATCATCGCTGATGGCTTCTTGGCTGACCTTAAAACGACAAATGACCTTCGTGCGTGGCCCCATGCTGTAAAAAAATATGGCTATGACGTTCAAGCGTTCATCTACACCCGACTATTCGGAATACCCATTGACAAGTTCTACTTCATCGCCATTGATAAGAGCAGCTTGGATGTAGGCATATACTCTATCACTCCCGAGTTCGTAGCAGAAGGCGAACGCAAAACGCTTGAGGCAATAGAATTGTACAAGCAGTTCTTCATCTTGGGTGAGGACTTGGACTCGTACACCATCTTCGGAGAACTATAACGAGTCGAATTCGACCCCTTTAACACTAACGAGAAATGAAAATAACTGACGAAATAAAAAACGAAACATTGGTATGGGTTCTTGCATCAATATCTGATGTAGAATTGCAATCACAATGCGATATAGATGAAATTGTAGTAGAACCTCACGGTAGAAAATCAATGCCGTTGTACGCAAGTAAAGATTGGGTAAAGCCACTAACCAAAAAAGAGGTTAAGGAATATTATGAATCAATTGAAATTATTGAGTAATGAAGGCAACACTCGTATACAACCTACCCGATGAGCAAGAGGAGTTTCAAGATGCATTCAATGGTGCTAAATGGAAGTACGCTATGTGGGTAATGGACAACGAACTGCGAGCTTTGACCAAGTACGCTCCTGATTCAATGCCTGACTTGGAACACGAAACGTATGAGAAGATACGCACCACCCTTCACCGCATCCTAAACGAAAACGAACTACACCTATGAGAGAACAATTTATGCGGATTGCTATGGCACGTTTGCGTAGCATCTACCCTTTCAAACCCCAACGGCAAGCAGTAGCAGCCCGTATGTGGGTGCAACACTTGGAACGTTATGCCATGCGTGAATGGGAACGCAATCAAATGCAGCAGGTTCGTGGATGCTCTGCTCACGCTGCGCAGCAAGAGTGGGATATGATGGAGGAAGAACTCAACAAACGTATGGACATCATAGGCCAGAACGGTAACACGGGGGAACATTACGAGTGATGCTTTATATCGTAACCCCATGTTCACGCCCAGAGAACCTCGCTACAATTCGTAAATCAATTCCATCAGCCATTACGTGGGTCGTGATGATGGACGCAAATTGCGACCACAAGGGAGCAACAGGGGCAAGCGTTACCCTCTACTCACGCAACACGGGTAACTGGGGCAACCCCCTGCGCAACGAGTTCCTTGACCTTTACGCAGACCAGTTCACCGACAATGACTGGGTGTACTTCTTGGATGATGACAACATCCTGCACCCACGTTTTGTGCAGCAGCTTGAGGCACTCCTGTATCTTGATGCCGGCATTGTGACTTGGGGGCAAGAAGGCAGGCTGCGACCAACAGACCAACCAAAGGTTGGAAACATTGACACGGCATCCTTCATGTTCCGCCCCACCAAAACCAAAGGATTGAGGTTTGACAACATCTATGAAGCCGATGGCCTGTTCGCACAGGCAGCATCAAAACGAACCGACCTCATCTGCGTTGAGGCATACCTTTGCTACTACAACGCCCTGCGATGAAGAAGCACACAAAGGTCTATCTGCAGGGCATGGGCTACGACACAACGGACTTCATCCCCTGTGAGGTGTGCCAAGCCAAAGCCGTTGACATCCACCACATTGAAGCACGGGGTATGGGAGGGAGCAAACAGGCGGACATCATAGAAAATCTTATGGCGTTGTGCCGCAAGTGCCACGTTGAATACGGGGACAAAACCCAGCATAAAGAAATGCTAAAAGAAATTCACTACCTTCGGTTAAACAAATAAGGTTATTTATTTATGGAACTGGTAAAAATATCCAAGATTATCCCCAACCCAGCCAACCCACGCATCATCAAGGATGATAAGTTCAAGAAGCTGGTGAAGTCAATTGAGGAGTTTCCGCAGATGCTTGAGCTGCGCCCCATTGTGGTGGATAGCAATATGGTTGTCTTGGGTGGAAACATGCGCCTCAAGGCTTGCCTTGCTGCTGGCCTTACAGAAGTGCCTGTGCTGATTGCCGACCACCTAACCGAGCAGCAGAAGGCAGAGTTTATCATCAAGGACAACGTGGGCTTCGGTGAATGGGATTGGGAAATCCTTGCCAACCAATGGGAAGCCGACTCACTCGTGGAGTGGGGGCTTGATGTTTGGCAGCCAGCGCAAGAGCCGGACTACTCAATTCTTGATGAGGAGGATTTGAGCGATGAGCTTGCCGATATGGAAAGCGGAGTACGCAAAGCCATACAGATTGAGTTTGAAGCCGAACACTACGAAGAAGCCCAAACCCTTGTGAAGTTCTGGCGTGAGCGTGAGGCCTACATCGGTGGTATGATTATAGAGTACCTCAAGGCCGAGAAGGACAAACTATGATAGCCTGCATCCCAACCAAGAACCGACCAACCACAAAGACATACCAGTTGTTTGAGGAGGTTGGGATTAAGGCATTCCATTTTGTTGAGCCTCAAGAGTTTGAAAAGAGCCCCCTGCCAAATAAAATCAACATCCAGCAAAACAATCAAGGCATCGCCTATGTGCGCAACTTTATTATTGAATGGGCAAAGGCAAGCGGTGAGCAATGGGTTGTCATGTGCGATGACGATGTGAATCAGTTTGGGTTCTATAAGAACGGGCTGAAGCACAAAGCTGGTGCTGGCATTTGGTTTGACATCAAGCAAAAGGCGGAACAACTACCCTTTGAAATGTTTGGCATCAACTACCTGCAGCATGCTTGGCACGAAAAGAAGGCCTACTCAATCAACAAATCATTCGTTGAGGTGTGTGTGCTGCTGAACGTGCAGAAGATAAACTGGTCATACCGCAAGGAGTTCAACCTAAAGGAGGACAGGGACTTCGTGCTACAGGCAATCAAAAAGGGTAACGGAGTGGTGAAGTTCCACAAGCACTACTACAACTGCCCAGCCGTAGGCACAAACAAAGGCGGCCTGCAAACAGAATACCAAGCAAAGCGTGATGAGGATTCAGCATACAAAATGTACTACGAGTACGCACCCCACACCAAGATGCAAAACAAAGACGGCAGGATAGACGTAAAGATTGACGTAGCAGCATACGCAACACAAAACAAAAGGATAGTGAAATGAAAAAGGTAGAACTAACCCCAATCCCACACAACGTGAAGATAGGCGATGTGTGTCCACAGATAACCCCAAACATCACGGAGGACTGTGTGTTCACCTACGAGGGTGTTCCGGTTGGCTTCTATATGCGCAGCCTAACCGAAAAGGGCAAGCAGCTTGCACAGATAGCCAACACCGAACTGCGCACCAACCGAGTACCAAAATCCGTAATGGACAGAAAGCGTCCGCTGGGTGAGGATGAGAACGGCAAGAAGCAATACCTTGTGGTTTCGCAGTACTCAACCATCATCGGCAGCGTACCACCCAAGCCCCACATGCGCAGGCCATACCCAACCATCAGCAGCGTACACGGGGTGAAGTCAGCAAGCACCTTCATCAAAGCTATGCTGATGCTCTGCAAGGAATCGGAAGGCATCATACGGGACATCATGCCCGAACAATACGAAGCCCAAAAGAAGCTGCTTGAAAAGACAGACAAGAAGTGGCGTTTCGGTGACCTGTTTACCAGCAGCATTTCAAACTACAACATCCCTGCACCATTCCATCGTGATGCAGCCAACATCATCGGTGCGGTAAACGTCATCATCACCAAGCGTGAGAATAGCATCGGGGGCAACCTCAACATCCCCGACTACGGAGCAACAATTGACCAATGCGACAACTCAATACTGGTGTACCCAGCATGGCGCAATATGCACGGAGTAACGCCCATTGAACCAACGGCTGAAGGTGGCTATCGCAACTCGCTGGTATTCTACCCCTTAAAATCTTTTGAAAATGTCTAACAGAGTTGAACACACAAAAAGGGCATTGATTGAAGCAATGGAAGCCTCGCTGGGTGTGGTGACAACCGCCTGCAAAAAGGTAGGCGTAAGCCGCACCACGTTCTACGAGTACTACAATACGGACGCAGCGTTCAAGAAAACGATTGATGAACTGGAGGCCGTAGCCCTTGACTTTGCAGAAAGCCAGTTGCATGCCCAGATAATGAAGGGCAGCACGGCTGCCACCATCTTCTACCTCAAGACAAAGGGCAAGAAGCGTGGGTACATTGAACGCCAAGAGATAGAAGCCGTAGGCGGTAAGATGTTCCAAATAGAGGTGCTTGGGGAAGATACAGACCAATAAGGTATTCAACCACCTAAAGCGCAGCGACAAGAAGATAGTCGTTGAGCAGGGCGGCACTCGGAGTGGGAAGACATACAACATCCTGCTCTGGGTGATTTTCTATTACACCGACCAACACACGGACAAGACCATCACCATCTGCCGTAAGACCTTCCCATCGTTGCGTGCTTCGGTGATGAGGGACTTCTTTGAAATCCTGCGGCAGCATGACCTGTACCGTGAGGACTACCACAACCGGTCAAACCATGAGTACTATCTCAACGGCAACCTTGTGGAGTTCATCAGCCTTGACCAGCCACAAAAGATACGAGGCCGCAAGCGTGACCTGTTGTACATCAACGAGGCCAACGAGCTAACGTATGAGGATTGGCAGCAGCTCATCCTGCGTACCGAAGGCAGGGCAATCCTTGACTACAACCCATCGGATGCGTTCCATTGGATATACGACAAGGTTGTCCCCCGTGATGACTGCGACTTCTTCCAGACCACATACCTTGACAACCCGTTCCTTGATGCCAACGTGCGCAGCGAAATTGAACGCCTCAAGGAAACCGATGAGGACTATTGGCGTATCTATGGCTTGGGTGAGCGTGGCATGAGCCGTGCCACCATCTTCCAGTTTGGAGCAACAGACGTACCCAGCAACGCAAGGCTCTTGTCAATGGGGCTTGACTTTGGTTTCACTAACGACCCCAGCGCACTTGTTGCAGTGTATGAAGCAGACGGTTGCCTGTACCTTGATGAGTTGCTTTACCAAACCGGCATGACCAACAACGACATCGCCAACGTGCTGACCTCGCTGGGTGTTGACCGCAGGAGTGAGGTGTATGCCGATAGCGCAGAACCCAAGTCCATTGAGGAGC